CCAAAAGAACTATGCAGCTCTTACAGATCCTGCACTAAGATTCATTATCAATGAGGGTGGCTCAAGGTCATCTAAGACCTACAGCCTTTGTCAGATGCTAATAGTATATTGCTATCAGAATAAGAATAAGGTAGTATCAATAATTCGTAAGACATTCCCTGCACTGAGAGCTACAGTCATGAGAGACTTTCTAGAGATCATGAAGAGCATGGACATATATGAGATAAGCAATCACAATAAGTCAGAACACATCTATCAATTCCCTAATGGATCTATAGTGGAGTTCTTCTCAGTAGATAATGAGCAGAAGATAAGAGGTAGAAAAAGGGATGTAGCTTGGATGAATGAAGCCAATGAATTGTTCTATGATGACTATACTCAAATAAATATGAGAACTGAAGATAAGCTAATCTTTGACTACAATCCATCTGAGTCATCCTCCTGGCTTTATGACCTACCAACTGAGGAGAGCATACTGATTAAGTCTACCTATAGAGACAATCCATTCCTACCTGATAGCATTAAAAAGCAGATAGAGGACTTGAAGAGAACTGATGAGGCGATGTATCAGATATATGCTCTAGGTGAGAAAGCTATCAGTAAGAGTAACATCTATTCTAATTGGACATTCATGGCTCACAGACCAACTAAGTTCGTTAAGTATGTCTATGGCTTAGACTTTGGATACAATCACCCCACAGCTCTAGTGAGAGTCTACTACTGTGACAATGATATCTTCATTGAGAAGATTATCTATGAGAGCTACCTCACCACTACTCAGCTCATAGAGAAGATGGATGCCTTGAATGTAGATAAGAATATAGAAATCATGGCAGACTACTCAAGACCTGAGATAATTGCCGAGATGAACACTGCAGGGTATGATGTGCATAATGCTAACAAGGTAGTGAAGAAAGGCATAGATAACATCAAGACCTTTGGAGTATTTTGTCAGGAGGATAAGCAGATAATGAAAGAGTATGAGAACTATAAGTGGAAGAAAATTGGTGATCAGATTATGGATGAACCTGTGAAGCTGTACGATGATGCTATGGATGCTATCCGATATGCTACTACCTACATAAGGCAGGAGTATTACACTGATGACTCCTATTATTCGTTCTAAACAAAAAGCAACTTAAAGATAATATAGTTATGAGTAATGATGTAATGAAACAAATAGCTGACAACTTAGGAGTCAGTATTATCAATGGTAGCTACCTTAGTGGCATAGCTAATTATTATGGAGTAAACTTAGCTACCTCTACTGATTTAATGAGGGACATCTTAGTTCAGTTAGGAGGCAATCCTGCTACATCTACTGACTATCTTAGAGACATAGTGATAGAGTTAGGAGGATCAGTAACTATCAATGGTAATTATATGGAGTCATGGGAGGTTATTACAGCTGTAGCTCCTGCACCTGTGAACACAATAGCTCCTGTTATATCAGGTACTACTACACTAGGTAGTGTACTCACTACTACAAATGGAACATGGAGCAACTCACCTACATCATATACATACAAGTGGAGAAGAGGTGCAGCTATAATCTCAGGAGCTACATCATCTACTTATACATTAGTTATTGCAGATTCAAATGCAAGTATTACCTCTGAGGTTACAGCTATCAATGCATCAGGCTCAACACCTGCTACAAGTAATGCAATCACAGCACAAACATATACAGCACCTGCTAACACAGTTGCACCTGTAATAAGTGGTACTACTACTTTAGGTAGCACATTAACATCAACAACAGGGACATGGACAGGTAATCCATCACCTACTTATGCATACCAATGGAAGCGAGGAGCTACTAACATAGGCACTAATTCATCAACTTATGTTTTAGTTTTAGCTGATTCAGCAGCAGCAATCACTTGTGTGGTTACAGCTACAAATGCATTAGGTAGTTCAAATGCTACATCTAATACAATTACAGCCGCTAACTATATACCTGTTAATACGGTTGCACCTGTAATCTCAGGAGCTACTACTTTAGGTAGTGTATTGACATCAACTACAGGAACGTGGAGCAACTCACCAAGTAGCTTTGCATATCAATGGAAAAGGGGAGCTACTAATGTTGGAACAAATGCCAATACTTATACTTTAGTTACTGCTGATTCAAATGCAGTTATGACTTGCGTAGTAACAGCAACAAATGCAGCAGGAAGTTCTGCACCTGCTACAAGTAATTCAATTACAGCAGGTAATTATGCAGTACCTTTTGTACCGGGAGATTTTAATTTTGCTGATGGGAATACTGATTACACAACAAACACCGTTACTTTTACCAAAAGTGGTAGGTTGTATATAGAAGGTGTTCTAGACAGTGGTGAAGGTGAATTGATAGCAATTGGTTATCTAAATGGTCAACAAATGGGTTGGTATTTAACAAGTGCTAATGCAATAGCAAACCCAAATTCTTTTGGTGGAAGTGGTTACGGTCCTTTGCTATATACTGCATTTTATGGAGTATTTGATGTAAGTGTTGGCAATACTATGTATTTTAATATTCAAGGTAGTAGCCCTTTTGGTCGTGTTGGTAACGTATCATTTAGAATTACAAGTTTTACAGGAACACTCATAGACAGTTTTACAGCAACTAAGTCGGGTTGTTATCTTACATCAGCAACGGTTCAGTTTAAAGGATTGTTAGATGATGGTGTTGAATTAACGGCAATGAGAGCATTGAGAGATTACTACAAAGGTGATGTATATTACGATAATTTGATTGCAGAGTATTACGAAAGTTCCGTAGCAATCATACAAGGAATTGAAAGCAGCTTAGAGCCAAATGTTGACTACGAATTTATTTATCAAAGTGTTTTAAAAGTTAAAGACTATGTAGACCAATCTATGTGGGTAGAAGGTTGGAATGAATATTACAACGCTTATTTAACTTTAAAAAATAAATACATTACAAATGTTTAATATACCTAAACAGAACTAGATGCCTAGTACTACAATCATAGCACAGCCATCTGTATTGATGCCTGCTTACAATCCTATTAAGTATATCATAGATAATACTAATAAGAATGAGCCTGGCTTCAGATACATCTTTACGGTCTATCCTGCAGGCTCAGCTAATGTAACAGCTCAGTATAAGACTTTGCCTGTATTTGATACAGGGTATGGTGAGCAGGATATCTCTAGGCTGATGCAGTCTTTGGTGACATGGAACTTTGGATTAGGTATTGTAAATGAATCATGGTATCAATATGATATAAAATTTGGATTTGAATATACTGCTAATATTCTATATACTAACTCACTTTCACAAAGTACAGGAGGAGATATAGTAATACATTACAATGCTCATGGTTTTGTGCTAGGTGATCAGATTAGTATTACTCAGGCAGCAGGAGGGATTGCTGCTAATCCTACAGTAGAGGGATTGCATACTGTTATCTTTGCTAGTACTAACCTATTTGTTATCAATGCTAGATGGGATACTGTTACTGATGACACTATCAATGGCACTGTTACCTATGCAGATTTAAGAAAGACTCAAGTATTGAATGATGAGATTATAGAAGACCAAGAGGTATTCAATGGAGCTTATAGCTTAGGTATCTATGCTCAAGGATTATTCCCATCTACAGAGTACAATACTACACTTACTCCTAGTAATGCTTTAACATCATTGGTTGGTAATACTCAAGATAGTGCAGCATCTATTGCCACAGGTCAATTATATTTTTTAATGGTTAGAACATATAGTGTAGATACTTATGACGTCACTTATTTTGATTGGGATGATAATCAATTAACATCATCTACTGTAGCACCAGGTACTACTGATGGATTATATAATTTCTTTGTGACTACAGATGTACCATCTGAAACTCCTATCACTCAGAACTTTTATGTATCTATAAAAGGTAGTTCTGCAGAAATTCGGTACTACTTTAAATATGACAATAGATGTGTTATCAATGAAGATTATCTTTACTACCTAGATAGAATGGGATCCTTCCAATCCTTTGCATTTCAACTCAAGACCTATGAGAAAGGGCAGATAAGTAGAGAGATGTATAATCAGCACGTAGATGGTCAGGTGGTAGATGGCGAATGGTTGTATAGCTCAACTGCTATAGGCAACAGAACACTAAACACTAATGTATCTAATACCTTAGAATTGAATACTAATTGGATGGACCAATACGATGCTGATAGATTCCAAGAGCTACTAACATCCCCTCAAGTGTTCTATAATAATGGTATAGAATCAAGAGCTTGCACTATAGATGCTACATCTTTTGAGAACTTTAGACAGCGAAATAAGAATCTAATTAAGCAATCAGTAACTATTAAGCTAGCACTTAATACTCCTATCAATGGTTAGGATACAACTTAGCACAGGCTACCTAGATGTCAAAGAGGGTACATCATTCCCTCTTAACTTTAGCATAGGGGATATTAGAGATATATCTAAGAGAACAGGCAACTTTAGTAAGACCATTACTTTAGTAGGCAATAGTAACAACAATAACCTGTTGAATCACTACTATGATGTAAACATTCAAGCTGGCACTTTTAATATTAATCAGCTCACTAGTTGTGATGTTATTCAGGATGGTATCCCTGTTATGACTAATGCAACTCTTCAGCTCATTAACATTAAGAAGTCACAGCTCACATCAGCCTATGAGCAGATGGTGGAGTATGAGGTATTGATTAAAGAGGATAGAGGTACATTCTTTACTGACATCTCTAATAAGTATTTGAATAATATAGATTTCTCAGACTTAGATCACTTTGTAGATGCTCAAGTAGTGATTGATACTTTTGACTATTCAGTAACAGATGGCTACAAATATGTAATGCCATTTAATATAGACAATCAGTATCAGTTTAATTGGTTCAAGCCTGCTATCTATGCTAAAACTTACTTTGATAGAATCTTTGCTACAGCAGGATATAGTTATACTTGGGATGGATTAGTAGCTGCGAACTTTGATAAGCTACTGATACCTTACAATGGTGATCAGAATATAGTGGATTGGAATGATTATAAAGTAGTGGCAGAGAAAGCAGCGTTTAGTGAAACAAAGACTCAGGATATACTTGGTACAGCAAATTGGACCTCTATAAATCAGTATCCTATGGAGGCTAGAAATTTAACTACAGGATGGACTGAAACAATAGATCAACAAAATTTATTTAATACTACCAATGGTCAATACACTACTCCTCAATGGGTAGGTAATAACTCAGGTGAATCTTACATATATGAGGTATCAATGGCAGGTGAACTGTCTTTAAAATTCAATACATCAGTAAGACTATATCCTGATGGCACTGCTGCCTATAGAGTTTTTTTATTAGTTAAAGTAGGTAATACTCCTAATGTAAAATGTTACTTACCTGATTTAATTTATGATGATGATGTTAATTATTTTGCTACTCCTACAGTAGTATCATTAGGCACATTCAATAACATATTTACTTTCAATGCTACTACTGATGGTATAGGAGGAGGAGGTATAGATGTAGGAGGTATACAAATAATGCAGATAGGAGTAGATGTAGTTAATACTTTCTCAATAACAGGTGATGTATATAATACTTTTGTTTATTGGCAGCCAGGCACTACTACTACTCCTCAGACTCCTAATATATATTTAAACATCACTAATTTTGATGTAACCATCCGCCCATCTGATAACATCCCATTGAACAGTGGTATCACTACCATGAATAACTTTATCCCTGAGAAGATTAAGCAGTCAGATTTCATTAAGAGCATCTTTATGATGTATAATATTTATGCTACTGCTGATCCTGATAATCAGAATAATCTAATCCTAATTAGTAGAGATGAGTACTATGATTCCGGTAAGGCTGTAGATTGGACTAACAAGCTGATGAAAGACAAAGAGCAATCTATGATTTTTATCCCTGAGCTTAATAATAAGAAACTAAGACTAACATACAAGGCAGATACTGACTCACCTAATACAGTTTATACAGGTGTTACTAATGAGATATATGGACAGGTGGAGGTAACCTTTGATAATGAGTATGTGAAAGGCATAGATGTTAAAGAGCTTATCTTCTCACCTACTCCTGTACAGCCTACAATATTTGGTGCATTCCTACCATTACTAAATGGTGCAGCACCTAAGACTAATATAAGAATCTTATATGACAATGGGCAGGTTACTGCTCAGGAGGTTATAATTAATTCAGGGTATGATACACAAACATCTACAGGTGGAGCTTATCCATACATCTCACATTTTAGAGGAGATCCATTTAATCCTCTCTCAGATATTAACTTTGCAGAATGTCAATACTATTACTATCAAGTAAATCAGAACACTAATAACAATCTTTACAATAGTTATTGGAGGAGAACAGTAGCACAAATAAATGGAGGTAAGCTATTGACTGCATACTTTCTACTCAATGAGGTAGACATCCAACTAATGGAGCTGAATGATAAGATAAGGATTGACAATTCATGGTGGAGTATTAATAAGATTATAGATTACAATGCTAATGACTTAGTGCCTACTAAGGTAGAATTAATTAGCTTAGAGACTGAAATAGATTTACCTAACTTCGGATAGAGATGGCAAGAAATAAAGGACCAGGTAATGGTGAGCAGATTGTAAGTATAATGCAAGGGTATAATACTAAGACCAATGTAACTACTGACAATCATAACTCTATTATCTTAGGCTCAGGTAATGTGATAGGAGATAGACTTAATGCTTTAATAGTAGGCAATGGTCTAAGACTAGAGAATGATGGCATAGCTACTACTAATCTTATAGTGACTACCAGCCTCAATGGTAGAGCTGTTAGTGATATCCTACCTACCTACACTAAATACATAGTTTTGATTAGTCAGTCAACTACTAATGCACCTACATTCATAGAGCTAGAGAATACTATAGGACCTATAATTTGGACTAGATCATCAGTAGGTATATATTTTGGTACATTAGCAGGAGCTTTTACTTTAAATAAAACTTATGTAATGCTAAGCAATGTAGTAACTAATAGTATAGTATTGGCAAAGAGAAGAGATAATGATACTATTGAGATAAATACTACTAACCTACATAGTCCTACTGCAGCTTTTCACGATACACACTTACTTAACAACACCCTAGAAATCAGAGTATATGAATGAAGTAGTAATACCACTTAAGATACAAGGCATAGCTCAGATGAAAGCTGAGTTAAGAGAATTGAAAGGAGCTATAGCTAGTGCTACTGATCCTGCACAAATGACTGCACTTGCACAACAAGCAGGTGTACTCAGTGATAGGATTAAGGATGCTAATGATGCAGTTGCTGTATTTGCATCAGGCTCTAAGTTTGAACAGGTAAGCAATGGTATTGGAGGGATTAAAGACTCATTGATGTCATTGGACTTTGAGGAGGCAGCAGAGAAGTCTAAGACTTTTGCTACAGCTTTAGGTGGATTAAATAAGAATGATATCAGTAAGTCACTCAAAGGAATGACTGAGACTGCAGGAACTTTAGGTAAAGCATTCCTAAAACTAGGAGCTCAGATATTAATCAATCCTATATTCTACATTCCTATTATAATAGCTGCTATTGTTGCTGCTATAGTTTTAGTACTAAAATCCTTTGGAGTATTAGATGATGTAATCAAGGCACTAATGGCACCCATCAATGCTCTGATTGATGGCTTCAAATCTATGACCGATTGGCTAGGTCTTACAGCATTCGCAGCAGAAGAGAATGCAGAGAAAACTTTAGCTGCTAATGAGAAAGTAACTAAGTCATCTGAGGAAAGAACTGCTAGAGTTACAGGAGATTTGGGTAGAGAGATTGCTGAAGCTAAGGCAGCAGGTGAAGATACTACTAAGCTAGAGGAGGAGTTAAGTAATACTAAAATAAAAGAGGCTAATAAAAGAAAACAATCTGCTAAGGAGGCACTAGATGCTCAAAAGAAATTAGGGGATGATGCTGATCTTAAGAAAATAGAAGATTTAAAGAAGCAAGTAGCTAAAGAAAATGAAATAATAAAGCAAGGCTATAGTGATAAAATTGTAGCTAAAAATACTGCTGATAAAAAAGAATCTGATGATGCTGATAAAAAAGAGAAAGAGGCTAGTGATAAGGCTAAGGTAGCAAGAGATAAAAGAATAGCAGCAGATAAAGCCTCAGAGGCTGATATTGCTGCAGCTGCTAAGGTAGTATCTGATTCTAAAAAGACTGCTCAACAAGTAGAGCTTGATGATTTGGCAGCAGCCTATAAGAAAAAAATAGATGAGGCTACTAAACATAAGAATGATATTACTGCATTAGTAGAAGCTCAGGAGATTCAGACAAAAGCTATTAATAAAAAGTATGCAGATGAAGCTGCTGCTAAAAAAGTAGAGGATGATGCTAAAACTGCAGCTAATATGGCAGCATCTCATGCAGCTAATATAGCTAAGATAGATGCTTATAATGCTGAACTTGCTGCATTGACTGATACTGAAGAGCAGAAATTGTATGATAAGTATGAAGCTGATAAAATTAAATTTGCAGATAATGAACTAGCTTTATTTAATCTAAAGAAAAAATATGAGGAGGACACAACAGCATTAAAGAAAACTGAGGCAGATAAGCAGAAAGTTATAGATGATGCAGCTCATGCTGAGAAAATGAAAAACATTGAGGCAGGCTTTAAATTAACTCAGAGTGTAGGAGAAGCTATAGCCTTTATGGCAGATACTAATATCACTGCTCAATTAAAAAAAGTAAAGAAAGGTAGTAAAGAGGAAGAGAAATTACTTAAGAAACAATTTGAACAAAATAAGAAAGCACAAATGGCTGCTGCTATTATTAATGCTGCTCAAGCTCAAGTATCTATTCTAGCTCAGTATCCTAAATTTGATGGAGGATTTGCTATGGTTGCTGCAATGGCAGGAGCTGCTATAACATCTGCAATGGCAATTGGTAAAATATCATCAACATCTTTTAGTGGAGGTGGCTCTAGTACTGATTCACCTGATTCTAGCTTAACATCCACAACAGCAGTAGCACCAGCAGCAGGACCTCAACTATTTGGGCAAGCCAACACAGGTAGTCAAGTGAATGCAGGAGGTGGCTCTAATAACATAACAGTAACAGCTATAGTATCTGAGACTGAGATAACATCATCACAGAATCACATTAATAACATACAAAATAATTCAGTATTATGATAAGCTATCAATCCATAGTAGATAAGATTATTGCATTCTATGACAATCACCTACAGGTAAAAAAGGTAGGCTCAGACTTTAAAGAGCAAATGGTAAACTTTGCTACTAAGGATGAGAAGTATCCACTAGTCTATGTAGTACCTACAGGAGTTACTCCCTATGAGAATGTATCTATCTTTAATTTAGAGCTGTATTGCTTTGATATTATTCAGATGGATAGAGCTAACATCACAACTATATTATCGGATACTCAGCAGATACTCCAGGATCTATACTTAGAGTTTACATTTAGTGATGACTATGACTTTGATATAGATGGACAGCCTACATTCATACCATTGAATAATGACCTACTAGACTATGCTGCAGGATGGCAGATGAATCTTTCAGTAGTGATTAAGTCATGGACAAATTGCCAAATTCCTGAACATTTTTCTTAATTGATATAATATAGTTATGGCATATAAGAATACAGGTGAGTTTAATGTAAAGTATCCTACTCGTAGGAGAATGGCTAACATCTTAAAGAGAATCTTAAGAAATGATATTGTACAAAACAATGGTACACTAGTAGAATCTATAAGAATCAATGCTAAAGTAACAGGATTTGGTAGCTTAGAGATTGAGATAGTAGCCATGTATTACTTTATCTTTTTGAATAACGGTGCTTTCTTATGGAATGGTGGAGTAATTACTCCTAGAGATTATGTAAATACTTTCACAAGAGAATTAGCAGCTGCAGGTATTACTAATGAAATCTATAGTCAATATGTAGAATGGATATCTCAGAACTATCCTATCTTAGAGGTAGCTGAAATATTAGAAAGTGATCAGAGACTTACATATACATTCTATGCACTAGATCCTCCTGCAGGATTTACTCCTAACTATCCATTAACTGTCTAAAGTCTTTTTCATTCCTAAGATATTAAAGACTAACACTACAGGCATATTTAGGATATCATTGAACTTGCTTAGGTCATCATTGCATAGAGCCATGATAGTGGACTCCCAAGCAAATTTCTGCTTCTCCTGTTCTTTCTTTTGCTCTTTAATCTCATCAGCATCCTCTAGCACCTCATCATCAGTCACTACATCTACTAGTAGATTAGTATAGGTATTAGTAAAGTTCTCCCTAAATTTAATATACTCAGGTATTAATCCATAAACATCAGTAATTGGGTAATCTAAATACCAATCTAATCTATCTCTAGGACTATACTCATAAGGCTCAATGATGTCATCACCATAAACATTCTTAGATGTTCTCCTGTATAGCAATGCTAAGATATGGCAGAAGTGTTCTAAGTAGTTATTAGAGAAATAATGCTCTAGGTCTATAAACTCACCTAGTGATAGCTTACTAAATGGCTTAAGTACATACTTATCTAGCTTATTTTTATACCTCCTAGATGGATCAGACTGTATCCATTTAATCTGCTTAGTCAATTCACTTAGCTCATCTATATCTAGCTCCTCAAAGTCAGAGATATTGCTATCTGTTAAAGCAGAAAGTACATCAATCTGATAGTTAAACATCCCATCCTCACTGCTCAGACTCCTGATCTCCAGGAACTGACTCACTGATATCTGATTCCAATGCTTTGGTAACTTGAGATTCTGCATGGTTAGTGATTTTGTAGGTTACAAAGGTAAGGTAAGGGATAGCTATATCTGCTTTGAGCTTGCTGAATAGTTTAGCTTTGTGTTTTAGATGTGCAGAATCATAATGCTCAGCATTGGATAGGTCAGTTCGTTTGAACATTAGAGCCATTATTTCAGAGATATATTCTTTATTATCTTTCTTAACTATCTTTTCAACAATCCGAGAATCTTTCACTGAGAGCTTCATCTCTGCTCTATAAGTATAGCCATCTATCTCTATCTCTTCAACAGCATCTTTCTTAGTATAGTTATCTTTATTAAACAACTTAACATTCTCTAAGAACAGCTCAAAGTCTATATCCATCTCCTCCTCAGTTATACCTAGATACTCAAAGACTTTACAATGTTTCTCTAGGGTATCATACTCATCACTGTTATGGATAGCAGATATCTTTTGGAACTGCTCTAGTGTTAGCTCCTCCATCTTAGAGGGGATTTCTTTGCCGAATAATTCTATCATAGTTTTAATTTTTGAACAAATATAAAAAAAATATAATATAGTTATGACAAAAGATATACCAATCTATAAGATAACTATAGAGCCTGAGTATTCAGATGGTGAAGAGTTAGGGATTGAGCAAATAGCTTTCACCTCTACTCCTGCTATTATTACTAAAGGAATGGCATTTGATGAACACAAAAAATTGTTTTTTTCAGATGACTTAAAGTATAGAGTGGTAGCACCTGCAATGATTCCTATGGAGATATATAGGAATGATGAGAATGATGAGGAGTACTATGTACAATTTACAGCTGAGACTATTGAGCAGATTCATTCTAAATTCATGCAAGACCTATCTAATCGTAATGTATTTAACCTAGAGCATGATACTGATAAGACAGTGCCTGCTTATGTACTTGAGGCATGGATAGTAGAAGACCCTAAGAAAGATAAAGCCTACTCAAGCTATGGTATTGAAGTACCTAAAGGCACATTAATGGTAACAGCTCAGGTAACTGATAAAGACTACTATAATGAGCTAGTAAAGAATGAGCAGATAGGTTTCTCTATTGAGGGATTCTTAGGCTTAAAACTAAGTAATCAATTAAATAATAAATATAGTATGAATAAATTACCTGATGGAGAACATCTAATCGAGGGTAAGATCTATGTCGTAGTAGACGGTGAGATTATCGAGATTAAAGATGCACCTGTTGTTGAAGAAGAAGCAATGACAGAAGAGATTGCACTAGAGACAGTAGTAGAAGAGGAAGTAATAGAGGAGACACCTGCCACAGAAGAGATGGCTATTGATCCTGCTGCTGATGCTGAAGCTATCTTAGCTATAGTTCAACCTGTAATTGATGAGCAAATCAATGCTATTATAGCAATGATAGCTGATTTAAGAAATCACATGGAGGAAGTAATGTCTGAAGGTGAGGAAGTAGTGGAAGTAGAAGCTACTAAGTTATCACAGCATGATAAATTCAGTATAGTAAGTAAATTTTTAAACAATAATAACTAAATAAAAAACAAAAAAAATGAGCAAAAAATTAAGATTTGACTTGGATATTGCTAACAGTGCATTATTACAAGCTAACAGCGAAGCATTCTATAGCCGAGCTTATTTGAATGAGGAAGTAGCAGACAACTACCGTACACTACCAGGAGTCAAAGTAAAGACTAAAATTTCTAATGTAGTATTTGGACAGGTATTGCAGGCAGAAAATTGCGGATGGAACTCTTCAACTGATACACTTGCATCTGTAGAAATAAATGTAGAGGGATTATCAGCTATGGCAGAAATTTGTCAATTTGACCTAGAGCAGTCTTTCGTATCATTACAAATGACTAAAGGATCTAATGGTGATTTTACTGTTGCATCTTTCATGGATTACTATTGGAATGAGATGTCATTAACTATTGCTGAGAACATTGAGAAATTACGTTGGTCAGGTGATACTACATCAGGAACTCCTGCTCTTGCTTTATGTGATGGATACAAAAAAGGATTAGTTGCTGATGCTGCTAATGTAATTGAAGTAGGTGGAGCTACACCTCCAGCTGTTAATGCAGGAAATGTACTTGCTACATTGGCTACAGTTTATGCTGCTATCCCTCCTGCTGTAATTGCTAATCAAGAAGAGTTACGAATCTATGTATCTTCTCCTGTAGCTACTGCTTATCGTGCTGCTGTTGCTGCATCTAACACTCAAGCTAACTTGACTCAAGCTCTAGACTTTACTTACTTAGGTATTAAGATGGTATTGTGTCCTGGAATGCTTAGTAAGTCTACTATCGTTGCTTCACCTCGCAAAAATTTCTTATATGCATTTGATGCTGAAGGTGATGGTAAAGCATTACGAGCTATCAACTTAGCTGATACTGTTGCTACACCTGTTATTAGAACTCGTGCAAACATGAAAATCGGATTTAAGCACGTTAATGGAGCTGAGATTGTATTCTACAACTCTGCATCTTAATTAACTAATTTATAAATCGAAGGGAGTGAAAGCTCCCTTTACTTAAAACTTATATTATGCCTTTAGGATGCGATGCCTTAGAAACGATAACAAAATCCTGTGACAACAACATAGGAGGAATTAGAAAAATATGGTTAAATGATCAAGAGAATGTAACTAGTCCAACTGCAGTAGCAGGTCTAATATCTACATTAGTTGTATCTGTAGATTATACTGAATTTGAGATTAACAGAAATACAGGTAACTATACAGAAGATACTGCAGTAGATCTAATCAATGGATCTTCATTTGTAACTCAGACTATTACTTTAATGTTTAATAGAAGAGAAGCAGCTAAATCAGAAGCTATCAATATATTAGCATCAGGTCAAAGATACTTGAGTGCATTAGTATTAGATGCAAATGAGAAGTATTGGTACTTTGAGAATCTACAATTAACTGCTACAGGTGAAGGATCAGGCACAGCTCGTGCGGATGGCAGTAAATATTCCGTTACACTACTTGCGGAAGCAAATTTCCTCGCTAGTGAAATAACTTCAGGAGCTGTAGCATCAGTTACTCCATAACCTTAACACCCTAATAATTAAAGCTCTGCATATTGTAGAGCTTTTTTTTTAAACATTTTTTGACCTTAGTATAATATAGTTATATGATATACATAAAAAAAGATGAGGTCAATCAGATAATCCTTACACTCACTGAGGTAAGTACACTGCCGAATCCTTATTATTTGTTTGTCTTTCAGAATGAAATGGACAAACTTTCTGCACCTATTACATTCTATACTCCTGATAGCTCAGCTTATCCTGAAAGATTCAATCAGTTTTTATTGGATGAGCCTGTAGATTTGGAACTAATCAAAGGACAGTATACATATAGCATCTATGAGTCACATATCACACCTCCAACTATTGCTAACTCTACAGGAGTAGTGATTGAAGAGGGTAGGATGGTAGTAAGTGGACCAATAGTACAATCAATTTATGAGTAATTATGGCATTAAAAGACTTTTTTAAAACAGTAAAGCATGAAATAGTAGAGGGATATCAATCATTCTCTACTCCATTCCTTAAAGTAGGAGGTGCTAATTTAACTCTACCCTATGTTAATGGTAGGAATCAGACTAATGGCTACATCCCCTTTGGTCAGGATAACCTATTCCCTGAGCTACTCAATCAGATATTCTACTCATCACCATTACATGGCTCTATTGTAGGGTATAAAGTGAATGCAGCTGTAGGTGGTGGATTTAATATAGTAGCTGATAGACTTACTCCACAGGATAAGCTAGAGCTATATACATTAGAAAGAAAATTAAACATTAAAAAAGTAGTACCTGCTGTAACTCAGCAACTAATACTGCACAATAGAGTTTATTTCAAGCTATGCTTTGATGATAAGATGAAGCTGACTAAGATAGTTAATCTATCCCCTGAGAAACTTAGAATAAACTTAGACCGTAAGAGATACTATATTTGTGATGATTGGTCTAGTAGGATTGGAGTACAGGAGATAAGGAGATACACTCCTACCTCTAGAGATTATGAGCAGTTATTTGTATATGAGGTAGATAGCATTGGTCAGGATTTTTATTCTTTGCCATCCTATACATCAAGTTTAAATTATGCATTTTTGAGTGGCGAGCTTTCATATTTTGCTAAAAGTAATATACAAAACTCAATCTTTCCATCCTTTGCTATGATGTTTCCTAAAAAACCTCAGTCTGAGGAGGAGAAGAACATGATACGAAATACCCTCGACAGGCTTAAAGGAGCGGCAAATGCTGGGAAAGCTGTAGCTTTTTTTTCAAATAATGCAGAGCAAATGCCTAAGATTGAGGCGTTACCAAATAATAATAATGATGGTCTATTTCAAGAGGCATCACAGCTGAATACTGAGCAGATTTGTTTCTCTCACACCATTGATCCTATACTTATGGGTATTCGTACTACAGGCTCACTAGGTAATGGCTCAGATATTAAGCAGGCTTACATCATATTTGAGAAAAATGTAGTAATGCCATTGAGAGATATGGTATCTGACATCTTTAATGAGCTGTTATTCATAGCTAAGATAGATGCAGATTTCACTATTAATAACTATCAGATAATTAACGAGGCAATTGTAGAACTTGAGGGAGATACCTCTAAGACTAATGATGCACTTAATAGTCTATCTCCTTTGGTAGCTACTAAAGTACTTGAGACCATGACAGAGAATGAGATTAGAGCCTTAGCATCACTACCTCCTGTACCTGGAGGAGATAAAAGCAAAACACAAATTGCACAAACACCTATACTATAATGCTATACTTTATAACAGAAACCTACTTAAAGAATAACACACCCATCACAGCTAATGTAGATGTCAACAATGTTACTCCTTACTTAGCTACTCAAGCTCAGCTTAGAATAATGCCTATCTTAGGCACTACATTCTATAATGACTTGCTAACTAAGTACAATGCTCAGACTTTAGATCCTGATGAGGAGGTGCTAGTTACATTTATACAGCCTATTATAGCATGGAGAGCAGCAGAAGATGCTGTATTTGGTCTTAGTCTACAGCTAAAGAATAAAGGATTGCAGACTCAGTTCGGAGATAACAGCTCATCTGTAGATAGAGGTACAATAGCATTCAGTATGGAACACTATGCACAAAAGGCTGCATTCTTTGAGCAAAGATTAATCAGATACCTACTTAAGAACAGAGCTTTATATCCAATATTCACCGGTACAACTAATAGAGATACTGACCTTAGACCTATGATAGATGGATGTGGATGTCTATCTAATGGCTTGCTAGAATGTACAGGATTATGTGGAGGTTCAGGTAACAATGGTTACAATAATTCAATCCTAATACTATGAAGCACTCAGGAGTCTTATCTATAATAGTATTCAGTTTAGGATACTTAACAGGCATATCATTACTATTTGAGCCTGCTATATATCTTAAACTAATGGGAGGTAGTATAATAGGCTATCTTAGTTTTATTCTAGCATTACAACAAGAAAAGCGTGAAGATGAAGAGGGGGAGGAATACGAATGAAAGCACAACTATCACTATTACTAATATCAATTCAATCACAACTTTTGACACTTATATCTATATGCTTTGCATTCTTTTTACCAATAAGTGGGATACTGCTGATGATTGGAGTATTAATATGCATTGATACTATTACAGGTATATGGAAAGCTAAGAAGATAGGAGATAAAATTACTAGCAGAAAGCTCTCAGCTATCATTAGCAAGTTAGCACTCTATGAAGTTACTGTGATTATGTTCTTTTTGATAGACCAATTCATACTAAATGATATTATACTAACTTTTTTTAGTGTACCATTTATGCTTACTAAAATTGTAGCTCTAGTATTATCCAGCATCGAGGTAATGTCAATCAATGAAAACTACAAAGTAGTCAAAGGCATAGACCTATGGCAGTCAATGAAGTTATTATTTGCTAGAGCTAAGGAAGTTAAAGAGGACCTAAACAAACTGAAATGACTAGATGGGAACTTACATCTAAGTATGGTACTGCTAATGTAACAGGTGCAGGTTACTTAGTGAAGATTAAGCTACCTTATCCAATGCGTATAGCTTGGGACTTAGACAGCACTGTCAATACTATGATGTGCCATAAGTTAGTAGCTGATAATTTTACAGCTGTATTCAATGAGCTTCTAGCTACCTATGGATATGATAAGATTAAGGAGTTAGGAATAGACTTATTTGGTGGTTGTTTTAATTATAGAAAGATGAGGGGAGGTACAGCACTATCCATGCACTCATGGGGAATAGCCATTGATCTAGATCCTGCTAGAAATCTACTTAAAGAATCATCGAAAACTGCAAGATTTGCAAGAGCTGAGTATAAGGCAATGATAGATATTTTTTACAAGCATGGATTTATATCTTTGGGTAGAGAGAAAAACTACGATTGGATGCACTTTGAAATAAAAGAATGATGAGATACTTAGCTATAATCTTACTACTCAGCAGCTGCTCTGCACAATATCATCTTAATAAAGCAATTAAGAAAGGATATAGCTGTGAGCAAACAGGAGATACTATTAGAATTACAACACTAGATTCTATCCCTGTTATCATTCATGATAGCATAGTGTGGGAGAAGTTTATTACTACTAAAGATACCATCATCAAATATAATACTGTCTATGTGCCTAAGACTAGACTAGATAAAAAAATAGAATATAGACTAAAGGTCAAAACTATCTACAAAGATAGGATAGTTCAGAAAGCACAGGCTAAGGCTACAAGACCTAAGACTAGAGGCAATCTTAGTCTATTATTTGTAGGAGTAGGCATAGGCTTACTGCTATCATATCTCTTTAAATTTGCGAGGGATAAATATTTGTTCTAAGTTTACACCACTTATGGTAAGAAAAAGACTGTTTTTTGACATTGAGACATCATTCAATGTTTCTGTCTGCTGGAGGGCAGGATATAATCTAACTATCAATCCAGGTGACATCATTCATGAGAGAGCTATTATCTGCATCTGCTATAAATGGGAGCATGAGGATGATGTACAGTTCCTAACTTGGGATAAAAAGCAGTCAGATAAGGCTATGATTAAAGCATTCCTTAAAGTTATGGCTCAAGCTACAGAACTAATTGGGCATAATGGTGACCGTTTTGACCTCAAATGGATACGCACAAGAGCTTTATTACATGGTATTGATGTAATGCCCTCACCTAAGACTATAGACACGCTTAAATGGGCTAAAAGATACTTTAATTTTAACTCAAATAAACTAGACTATATAGCTAAGTATTTAGGAGTAGGTCAAAAGATGGATACAGGAGGACTTGACCTGTGGAAAGATATAGTATTTAAGAAAGATCAGAAAGCAATGGATAAGATGGTAGAGTATTGCAAAATGGATGTCACTGTCCTAGAAGCTGTATTCAATAAACTCAATTCCTACACTACTCCATCTACTCATTATGCTGTAATGGAGGGAGATGAGAAGTATTGCTGTCCTGAATGTAGTAACTATAATATCTATTATAATAAACAGGTAGTAACTGCAGGAGGTACTATTCACCATTGGATGAAATGTAAGGATTGCAGAAAGCACTATAAAATAAATAATAAAACTTACATAGAATTTTTGAAATTCAAATATAAGCATTAACTTAGCACTTGTTTCCATGTTAAAGAAAGCAGTTGTAAGCTCCCCAGCACGCAGCTGCTTTTTTTTTGTGTAAGATATGCTTTACATTATCGGTATAATTCCGATTATCATGTAATTCCAAAGTAACTTATCATGTAATTCCAAAGTAACACTTTAGATTATGTCCCGTTTTTTACGAAATAAATTGGACTTTTTATGGTTATAACCTTAATAATAGCAAAGGTTTTAAGGTTTTAACCTGTCGGTATTTCTGCTAAGTGGTTGCAGTCGCAAATTGCGACCTATCCTTATTTAGAATGAATATAAATTACACTTTTTTATTGCAGTTATAAAACTTTATACTATCTTTGGCGTATAGTTATCAACAATTAAAACTTTTACACATGAAAACATTTAATCAAATCTTAGATTACTTAGAAGTACAACAGCAGGAGGACAAACTAAACACAAATCAACTGCATTTAATTATTCAGACCTTAACTACTTTTTTGAACAAAGAGCAGTTAGAGGAAATTGAGAATTTATTTAACCAATTTAAAAAATAATACAATGAAGAAACTAATTAATTATTTTACTCCTGTAGGAGAAGAGCAGATAGCATTTGCTAAGGCATTAATGTTAGTAGTTACTGCTATCATATCAATACTTTTTTTATTTCCACTTTTAAATTTATTATCATGAATTTTATAAACCTATTCAAAAGAGACAATACTTATTTTTCTAATTGGAAAACTAGCTACGATAGTGATGTATATATATTTGGCACCATTGAGCCATTTACATATCATGCTGAGGAGACTGATGATGAAGAGGTATCCCTGTTTCCTTTAAGTAATGCAAATCTTAACCTATTAAAATCTAAGCTATGACATTCAACGCAATTATAAAGTTTTGGACTAGCAGGAGAACAGCAGAAGAGATAAGAGGTGGATTTAATCTGCCTCTTTACCTAAGGTATTTACAAATCATAAACAATAAATCCAATGACTGAGTTCACACAGCTAGCTATTAAGGTCCAGGATGAAATAGCTAATGGTGATTATACTCACCAAAAATACCTACAATTCAGAGAGTGGTACTTTCAGAACTATGATGGCAGTAAGAGGAATGCTGTCAGAGATTTCAAGATGTTTGATTTAATGTATGGCTTAGATGTGCCAATTAAAAATGATAGCAATGAAGATGTATAAAGTAGTGTTCAAGACATTTGACTATTGGAATGGTCCTGTAAAGTTAGTGACTAGAATTATAGAGGCATATGATGCTGATCATGTTAAGCAGCTCATACAAAAGAATGATGATTTAATAATGCTAATTGAAGAGATATGAATGACATCATAAGAGAAAGGTATCCATTTGAGCCTACTAAGAAGATAGCAGATGACTTAGGATTGTCAGAGGGATCAGTTTATAATAGAGCTTATGCTATGGGTATTAAGAAAGATCCTGTTTATCTTCGTTCTACTCAATTCCCTCCAGGATATCTAGGTGGTAAAGCTACTCAATTTCAGAAAGGCACTGTACCTACTAACAAAGGACAAAAAATGTCCACAGAAGTATATGAGAAAGTGGCTCACACTATGTTTAAGAAAGGTAATAAGCCTATGAATACTCAGCCTATAGGTACTATCCATCAGAGAAAAGATACAGGAGGTAAAATGTACCAATATATTAAGCTAGCAGATTCAAAGTGGCAGCTCCTCAATAGATATACTTGGGAACAGCACAATGGACCAATTCCTAAGGGGATGGTAGTAGTGTATAAGGATGGTAATTATCTAAATAATGATATTACTAATCTGCTAATGATTACTTTGAAAGAGAATATGGCTAGAAATACCATACAAAGATTGCCTAAAGAATTACAGCAGGTGATTAGGTTAAAATGTAAACTAATAAATAAAATAAATAACAATGGCACAAAACAAACTAAGTGATTTAAGAGATCACATCTTTATGGCTCTCGAGAGATTGAGCGATGAAACATTAACAACAGACCAGGTGAATGTGGAGGTAGATAAAGCTAAGGCAATATCTCAGCTCGCAGGTACTCTAATCCAATCTGCTAAGGTAGAGATTGATTTCATTAATGCTACAGGTGTAATGGAGTCTCAATCGGATCTATTTAAGTCAGTGACTCAAACTAAATTATTATGACAGAACTAAAATTTTTAAAAGAACAAATTATAAAGTATAAACTAGCTACCAACTCTAGGAATAGAGCCTATGTCTATAAGAGATACTATGTAATGTACAGGCTAAACAAATGTAAGCTATCACTTAGTGAAATTGGAAGGCTTATGAATAGACATCATGCTACTGTTATTCATGGTATCAGAATGCACAGGAGATGGTCTAGGATGCATGATAAAGTATATCTCCATGAGATACAGCCATTAGTGCAAGCTGCAGATGATCTAGATTATGAGGATAAGTACAAAGTCTCAGCATTAGAGAAGTTCAATTACATAAATGTGAGGATTCAGATGCCTTGGGAATATGATAAGGTCAATAAATTCAAAGAATATATGACAGCTAAAGAACTAGCTGAAATAATTTAAAGCTCTTCGGAGCTTTTTTTGTGCTGTATAATTCCCTTACTGATATTGACTTGTATAGAATTAGAACGAAAGTACAATTCACACCCCTATACTCTATAATATATATATTTTTATTTACAATATATTTTTAATAAAAAAAAAATTATTTTCATATTGGGGGGTGAACAGTTTTTAGAAAAAAAAAGTGTTTTTTCGTTCTAATCTTCTACAGCCCAATAACAATAGGAGTTAAGACAGCACAAATAATAGCACAAAACAGCACAAATAATTTATTTTTGCACTTTAGTATCAATTATAAATTAATTTATTACATTTGCAAACAACATAATCGCCATGATAAAAAACATTAGAGAGTATAAATCCCTGCAATTCCTCCTGGCGGTTGTGTTAAGCAGGGACTCTCACTTTTTATTTATACTATGAAAGTAACTTTTTACAAATCAATTAAGGATGTATCACCTTATCAGAATAAGGATGTAGGATTCTACCTAGATAGGATTAAAAATGGCAAGTCTGAGCAGTTATGTAAGGACCTTAGATTCTCTACTGATAAAGAGGAAAGGAAAGCCATTAAGATGCAACTGCCTGTTGTTACTTTTGGAGGTGATTTCAGTAAGAGAAATAATGCATCTTTAAGAAAGGCATCAGGATTACTTACTTTAGACTTTGATGAGGTGCAGGATCTACCTGCTCTGATTGTAGAACTGAAAGCTCATAAATCTATCTTTGCCTGTTGGACATCACCATCAGGCAATGGAGTAAAAGCTCTAGTCAAAATACCAATAGTACAGGATGACAAAGAATACAAAGAGTATTTTAAGCAGATATCTGCAGTATTCAATGGAGTAGATGAATCAGGGAAAGATATTGCAAGAGCTTGCTTTGAATCTTATGATCCTGATATCTATGTTAATTTAGATGCTATTAATTATATCATTGACTATGATGTTATCCCATTTGAGAC